TCTTCTTTTGATTGTGCGGCTTCTGTAACTGCCTGTGCTCCAGATGCAAAGCTTTCCATTACGCCCATAATTAAACCGCTCCAGACATGTCCATGCCTTCAGGTATATTACCGTAAGCATCCATAATAGATTGTTGTGTTCCTACTCCAGCAACAGGAGATCCCCAAGGAGTTGGTGTTGATTTAGATGAACCATACAACACACTTAAACCACCAAGACCAGAAGCAGCACCAGCCAAACCAGAAGTAAACAAATTACTTTGTAATGTATTTTGACCTGTTGTAGCACTAGTTGCATTAGCTGGAGAAGTACTAGCACCAGAAGACATCATAAGATTATTAATCATTTGTTGTCTATAGTTACTAAAAGTGCCTTGACCATATTGTTGTAATGCTATTTGTTCATTACCTGATTGTGATTGTTCAGTAGCTGCCATCTGTCTAGTGACAGCAGCTTCTCCTGCCTGTGTTTGAGCTTGATATCCAGGATCACTTGTAATCATATTAGGATTGTTATAGTATTGCTGTAACAAAGCAGCATCACCAGGTCTATACTGACCATATGGATCAGCAGCAGTAGATTGTCCTGCGGCTGTATTTGGAGCTCCTGCTTTACCCAAACCTAAAGCATTAGTAATACTACCACCAGTTAGAGAGTTTAATCCTCCAGCAATTGCTGTAGCACCAGCTACTTCAGTAAGCGTAAATCCAAATGTCATTATACTTCTCCATTTAATTTAATTAATTCTTGTGTAGAAGATATTAAACCTAAATCTTTATATTCAGGAGCAATAACTTCTTCTTCCATTTTGTCTAAATTTTCTTCACCTAAGTGTTTTGTTAAATGAACAGTAACCCATATAGTATCTTCTTCAGCAACAACAGCTCTTTTAAGTCCTGCTTCAGATACAAATACACAAGGAGCTTCTAAATACTTTATACCAAATTCTGTAGATACAGATACTTTACCTTGCATTATAAAATTAAGATGTTGATGTCTATGTATCTTTCCAATAATTAAAGTGCCTTTAGGAATAAACATTTGGCGAGCATATGTTCCACAACCATAAGTTTTATCTATAGGAGTATAATAATGTGTTAAAAGACAATCATCTTTTTTATTTGGCAATTCATTGTTTTCAATTAATGCTGATAATACTTCTTGTACCTTTAAAACATTTTCTCTAAATGTAACTTTTTCAATACTGTTATCAACTAATTCCATAATTATTTCCTATAATGAGTAGGCATTAAACCTTCATTTTCTAATCCACCAACAGTGTATTCAACTTCAACAGCATCTAATCTTAGTGGTTGTGGTTCTGTACACAAGAATTCCCAAGCACGTCTACGACCAGATCCACATGCTGTAATCTGTGGTCTGTCTCTAGATAGATCTACAGACCTATAACTAGACCATGTTCTGTAATCATCACTAGAATGACGTATCATCATCACTGCTGGAATCTTATCACCAATTACTTCAGCACGACTGTAGAACTTACGTTTAGTTGTATTGCTATCTATATTTTCTGTAACAATCCTGTAATAAATAGGAGCACCATTATCAGTATAATACAGATCATTAATTAAATACAAAGTACCAGAATCATAATCAAGTACAAAATAGTTTAATCCGTTACCAGCAAAGAATGTTGGTTTAAAAAACTGCTCTGCATAAATACCAGCATTACCATATGTAGATGTACCTGCAGCAAATGATGTCCACACATACCATTGCTGTTCATTTAAATCATACACTACTGTTTTATTAATGTCAATCATTGTTAATACATATAACATATGACCATTAATCTTCATTGAATATGCTTTAACATTTTGTAAATTACTGTTGTTAATAATTCTATCTATGTGTGGAGTAGATACTCTATTTGGTGTTACACCATCAATAAGATAAACTCCAGTACCAACAGTAAGTGATGTACCTATCCAAACAATAGTTTGTTCAAAAGAAACAATTGAATCACCATTAGCACAACCTAGTTCTATAGTATATGTACTAGCAGGACTAAGTGGAGATCCAGCTGAATTAGCTGCATCATAAAAAAATTCAGTAGACCATTGACCAAAAGAAATAACATAGTTAAGGTGTCTACCTATACCTACAAGATTATCTGGTTGTTGTTGTGCTGTAAGATAATCTAAAGCATTCCAACTTGTTGGATCGTTTGGATCCGATGTATACACACGACCATTTGGTAATCCAACACCAATATATGTATCAATAAACACAGCACCTGGGACTATATTAATTCCACTAAATGGAAATGTTACAGATGTAAAAGCACCAGTACTTCCATTAACTAAATAACCATTAACTTGATTATGTAAAAACAAATATGTTGCATTAAGTGTTTGTGAAAAATAACAAGTAGCTACAGAACCATTTACAGTACCAGTCATAGTACCTACAGTTGTTGTTGCATACGTTGTTGGATCTATTTTATATACTACATTGTTAACTACAGCATAAAGATAACCATTAAAGTATGTTAACCCTTGTGCTATACCTGCAGGTAAAGAAGCTCCAACAGCCAATAATCCTGGACGTTTTACAAACTCACGTTTAGTTTCACGAGCTTCAAAATAACCATTGTATGTTTTAGCATCTTTAGTTAATGTACCATCACGTGTTTCTATTGGTTGAGTAAAAGGAACTCTGTCTTGTGCCATTAAACAATATTTCCAGGGTTATAATTCTTCATTCTTAAATCTGGTTGAAAGAAAGTACTTGTAGATTCAACATCAAAGTCAGTCATTTGATCTTTAAATACTTTAGCCTTAGCAATAAACTCTTGTCTATGATTTTGTGGTACTTGGTAATCAAGAGCTACTTGATCACATAAATTCCACAACAAACAATTCATCCACTCATTAGGAAAATCTGGTACATCTTGACCCCTTAACAAATCATTCATAGGCATTTGAGCTACAACGTGTATGTTATAATTAGCAGCTGTAAAAGCATTAGGAGTTAAATACAAAGACAACATACCATAGTTTTGTTTAAGATCATAAAACACACTATTACCAACACCAGTTGATTGTTTAGATCCTAATAAATTATATTCTTGTTTTGATAGTATTTGTAAAGGAACATCAACAGGTGGTGTTGATAAATTGTTTCTGTAGAATGCTTGAATAATTTTAAGAGGCTTGTCTGTTATTGGTGTTGTAAATCCAGTATCATAACTGTCATACATGTTAATACTATTAGTACCACCAAGAACATAAGATGTTTGATTAGCAACCATTGGAAATACTAATTCAGTATTCTTCCAAATCTTTAATCCATCAGTAGCCATCTGTTTAAGCATTACATTTAAATTCAAAGACAAATGTGATACTGCAGCAGAGTCTGGTATTTCACCAATCTCAATAACACCTAACTTAATTAAAGCCATTGTTATTAATTGATCTCGTGTAATACTAAATGTGCTTGACATATTATATTAATCCTATAGCGGCTTTAAATGCTTTATCTAACCCTATTGATTGAGCAACTACAACAGCAAGTGCTCCTATAGCAATATATTTAATTTGAGCTAAATTCTTTTCAATCGCAGCCATTGTTTTTTTTAAATCAGCATTAGCAAGTCTAATCTCTTTAATGTCTTCTTCGTGATTGTCTGTTCGTACTTCGAGTTTAACAACTCGTGATTCTAGTTCTTGAGTCATAGTTAACCCTTTAGTATTTTATAATTTTGATATACAACGTAAACATAAATAATATTAATTAAACTAATGGCAAATAGTATGTCTTTTACAAACCACATTGCCACAATTACGAATGCCTTCATTAAGGCAAAGCCACCTATTACTCCAATTTTGGAGAATAACCAAGCCATAACTGGATTACCTTCATGTCCTTTGTCGGCTTTAATGACGTTATACGTTGTCCAAAAGTCTAGGAACTGAAGAATAATAAAGAGAGAGAATAGGATATAGTTCACGATATTAATCCAAATGTTTTCCAAGTGCCAGGAGTGCCAGCCACCGTACATACCCATCCCACATATCCAGCAGATGCTGGTGTTGAATTTAATACTATTTCGCCAACATTATGAGTGCCAGTTGTAGGAGCAGCAGAAACCCAACCACGTTGAGCAACTAAATTCATTAAGCTGTCTTGTGAAAAACCATAAGCTAATTTTGGGTCAAGATAACAATTAACCATTTTGGCATTAAAGCCTGTAAAATCAGATGCCCCTGAAAATGAATATGCCGTTGCTGGAGAAGCTCCAGTTCTAGTCATCTGACAATTTTCCAAAGTAATAAATCCACCCATAGTTGCCCATGAATCTAAATCAGTTAATGAGTTTCCGTCTTGATTGAATTTGCAATTCAACACTAATTTACGATTAGCTTCAGTTGTTGCTCCATAAATAGATGCTGCTTTTTTAGTGCTTGTAACAAATATTGATGTACCAATCATTTGAAATGGCAAATCAGAAGCAGAATAAATAGCATATTGACTGTTAGTGTAACTTCCATCAACAGTAATTTGTCCACCAATGATTTTGCAATTATCTACTGAAACTTGGCCACCAATATCACAACTTATAATTTCAAATACGTTTTGAATAGTGGCAGTTGATCCTGTTGAATATGCTGTAATTGCATTTGCACCATTATTGTAAAATGAACAACCAATTATTCTTATGTTTTCAACTACATAAACTGATGAACCACCTAAAAACCCATGACTATTGTTGTTATGAAAACTACAACCAATAAAGTCAACTCCATTAACTACTGCACCAGTATAATCAGGCTCAATATCAACACCTGATGCTGGAGATGTGGCAGCAGTTTGCCCAATGTTTCTAAAAGAACATCCTGTAAATGTTCCGTTTGTTAAACTAATAATAGAAACACCTTGCCTTCTACAATCAACAAATTCACTATTCATTATGTTTATATTTGTGTTGCCATTAACGTGAGTATATTCACTAAACAATAAAGCATCACCCCAACATAACGTAATAAACAAATTGTTTAAAATAATATTGTCGCAACCCATGACCATTAAACCATGACCAAACTCACCTGTAGAACCTGTGTGAGATCCTACATCACCAACAATATTTAAATTATTAACAACAACATTATTTACAGCATTTAAATTTAGGATGCAATATCCAGTTGAACTATTAGGAATAACTTTAAGCGTTGCATTATTTCCATTAATAATAGTTCCACTCTTAGGTTTAACACCGCCAAACAATGTTTGTATTGGTGCATATAAACCATTAATCATATATGTTTTGCCATCAACAAAAGATACAGTTCCACCAGTAGAAGATACAGAATTAAAAGCATTTTGAATAGCTACAGTATCATCGGTTACACCATCACCCACCGCACCGAAATCAGAAACAAAAATAGTTTCCGCAAGTTTAAGATTAATGGCACGATTAACTGCACCTGTAGGTGTTACCCCACCGTTCATAAAATCAAATTTAGGTATTAATGTTGTCATATTAAGCCACTATCCAGTTTGTTCCGTTATAAAAAACAGGTATGGTTACAGAACCACCACCTACGACTGTTGAACCATAACTAGGTGATAAAGCATTAGTTACATAAGCTCTCATGCCTGTTACCCCCGTTGGTAATGTTGCTACTGTATATCCTGGTGTAATAACAGGAACTTGTACACTTAATTGTGTATCTTGCAAACGCATATATTCGCCACCAATACCGCCAGCACTATCAGAAAGATAAAATTGTATTTGCCCACGAGTAGATGAATTTATACCCCATGCACCAAGCATAGTTACAGATGAACCTTGATAAGCTAAAATACCGCCTGTAGCATTAGCACTAACAGCACCACTACTTCTTATAGCACCACCAACTTCTAAAAATTCAGATGGAGATGCTTTATTAACTCCAAGTTTTCCACCAAAATTACCTGTACCTGTCACACTTAAATTACTTGCTCCTGGATCAGTTGTGTTTCCTATGGATACACCACCTGAAGAAAAAAGTCTTACTTTTTCAGAATTATTGGTAGAAAATCCTAATGTATTTGTTGCTGGATAAAACATTCCATTTGAAGGAACTGTAGAACCAGTTGGTGAAAATATTGTTGCTTGACAGTATCCTGAAAATATTGCTGCTCCATTTGCTAAAAATTGAGCAGTTGAACCAACGGCAGTTGCAGTACCAAAATGTATTCCAACTACATCTGTTGAACCATAACCAGCACTTCCTTGAAAATAACTCAATCCATAAGCATCGGCATTTCCAAATCTCCATATTGGATTTCTTGAATTAGCAGTAAATGTTGTGCTATAAAATCCATAAGAACCAGCAGCATAAACACCAGAATTTGTTGATGTAACAGAACCTGATACTGCCAAATTAGTACCATCAAAAGTTAAATTAGAACTACTATTTAATGCACTTATACCATTACCATAAGGTATATAACCAGCAGTTAAAGTTACGTTTCCTGTGCCACCTTTAGCAACAGATAATACTCCTGTACTAGAAGCACCTTCAGCAAGAAATGATAGGTTACGAGGTATTGTCATAATTAAATAAATGAATAAACACTAATTGTCATAGAAGAACTATCATTATTTTTTAATACCCAATTCGTGCCATTATTAATGACTTGTAACTTATTTGTTCCAGCAGTACCAACTTGAGTTCCATTATAAATAGAACCTATAAAAGCACCAGCACCACCATCAAGATAAATATCAACAGCAAAAGCACCACCTGTAGGAAAAGAAGCACCTGTATTAAATACTCGCAATAAACCTTGAAAAGAACTTGAGCCTGAAAGTCCTGTATTGTAAGAAGCTCCTGAAGCAATTGTAGTTTGTATTCCATCAACTACTCTTGTTGAATCTACAGGTCTATAAGGATATGTTATTGTTGATGATGCAGTATAAAATGCTAAATTGTTTAAATTTACACTATTTCCTACAAATACATTCGTTGAATAACTTAATGTTCCAGCGTATGTATAACCTTGAATATACCCACCAGTAATTGAACAATTTGAAACAGAAGTTAATAATAAAGCTCCTAATATTGTGCAATCTGTAATAGTTACATAATTGAAATAAGGCCCTAAAGATTGGTCAGCACTTGGTGGTGTTAATTGTAATCCATAATAAGAAGATTGACTTGGAACTGTTCCGTAATCAACAATACATTTAGAAAATTTAATGTAATTATTAATTACCCAACCTGTATTTGTTGCTACAGAGTTGTCAAAATATAATAATCCTGAAGAAGCATTTTGCAATGCAGTTATATTATTCCAAGAAACATTACTAGATTGATAACCTACACCATAAGTTTCACAATCAAATCCATTTCCATATAAACTTCCACCACCATTTCTTGAACCTCTATTGCCACTTGTTAATGGATCAGTTGTATTTAAATCTAATCCATTATTGCTAAATACGCAATTTTCAAAAGTAACATATTGCATAGATTCACCAGAGCCACCATGCCTTCTATTCCATGTAAATTGAGAATCTTTTACAGTTATATTAGAAAATCTAGGCCATGTTGAACCAGTACTTGTTCCAGAAAAAAACTCAATTCCATCTGTTGCACAATATGTAGCAGAACAATTTTCAATGTAAAGATTACTTACATGACCAATTATTCTAAATCCACTTCTACCGCCATTTTCTGTACTTAATATATTTGTTTGGTTTTGACGATTACCATTAATGTGAATATTGCTTAATACAATATTTGAAATTGTTGCCGTACTACCATTTGCTCCAATAGTAATTGGTGATACAAAATCTGTACTTCCAGCAATAGTAATAAAATTAAAATTTTGTAATACAATGTTTGATTTAAGATTTAATGTTGTTACTGCATAGGTTTTGTTTGCTCCATCTAAAACACATCCAGTTCCTAAAGCATTTATGGCATTTTGTATGGCACTTGTATCATCCGTTACTCCATCACCTACAGCACCAAAGTCTTTTACAGATACTGTTTGCTGTAGTTTTGCTTGTACATTGGTTGTTACTGCACCAGTACTACCTTGTGTGTAAGACACATCATTAGACGGAACACTACCTGCAGTAATAGATTCAGTTGTAATTATTTCAACTAAATCACCTGCATTAAGTCCAGTATTAAATGTAATACTAGATGAAGTTGTTTCTGTATAGTTAGTACCAACAAGTTGTTTACTACCATTAACAAACACAGCAATGTTATTACCACCAACAGTATATGTATAAGGTACAGTAAACAATGTCTGACCTTGTGTTGCTGTAAATGCAGTAGATTGCGACGCTGTTTGTAGTGTAGTAAAGTATTGTAAAGAACCAGCAGTTAAACGTAACTGTACTAAATCATTAGCATTAAATGATAGTGGTGTTGTACCTTCTTGTCCTCTGACAACAGTAAATACATTACCGACTGTTCCTGTAACCTGTACAATCTCTATTTGATTAGAGAATGTTGCACTTTGTAATGTTACCATAAAGTAATCAGTACCAGTAATTGTAGGAAATAAAGAAGCAGCACTAGACTGTATTGTAATAGTAGTCTGTGTATTACTTATGCTAGAGGCTAACGTAGTATAAGCGTTGTTAGCAAATAATGGTTTTCCCATTGGTTATCCTATTGTAAAAAGATTCATTGCTGAGCCGTTAACCCATTGGCCAGGAGGAAGTGAAAATATAGTAACAAACTGATCAGATTGTTCTGGTCTAGTAAAAACAGGTGCTTGATAATCTGCAACACCTCTTACAAAATCTTGAGGTTGTCTTGGTTCCCAACATCTGTTGTCAACCATAAAACCATCCCAGCGTAATTGTAATTCAGTTGCTAACACTATGCGACCACATGAATCACATATTGTTTTCCAATTACCTTTTCTATACTGTGGTGTATGGCTCATAATTAAACTAAGTTAGAAGCGTATACTGTAAGATCTCCTACACCAACATATGTATTACTTGTAGAAGTTGTTATAGTCATTTGAAGTCTGTAAGTAACTTCACTGACACCGTTTGCTATTCTTTGTGATGCTATTTTATTTGCTATTACTGGAGTACCTACAATAATATTAGACGGATTAGAATCAGTTCCATTCATAACAGTAGCTGTACATGCTGCACTTGAAATAGTTTCTGATGGAGCTAATACTTGAGAAAAATCAAATGAAAACAATTCAGACTCAGTAGTAATTTTATATGAAAACGATTCTGCCATAATTATTCCGTTTGTATTATTTTTTACCTTTAGACATAATCAATGTAGTTGTTTTGATTATCTGTATTACTAATTTTTTAGGTTGTACAATAAATGTATACTTAGCTACTGCTCCAAACTTAGGAACAAACTGAGCAAATAATTGTAATGCTGTTGTACTTATTAAACTTAATTGTTTATTAATTTGTTTCTTTAATGTTGTTGTACTTGTTGACAACACATTTAATAGTCTTTGTAATTGTTTAATTACTGTTAATGTTGCTGTTGATGTTGATACTATTTGTAACAACTTATTAAATACTTTTGATTTTAATAACGTTGTTGTGTTTGTTGATGTAACTGATTTTGTTATTGCTATTGCTTTAGTAATAGTCTTAATACTTGTCTGTGTTACTGATAACAATATTAAATGAAAAGTACTTTCAGTCAATACAACAATAGACATCTCTGATATAGTATTAAATGTTTTTCTAACAGCTTTAACAATACTAGATGTAGATGTTGATGCTACGCTTAATATTTTAACTAATGCTTTTGTTATATTTAATGTTACATTACTTGTAGATGTATAACTAATAAATTTATTTATTTGTTTACCAATACTACTTGAACTACTAGATAGAACATTTAGAATCTGTTGATATACAGAACCAGAACTGCCAGAATAAGAGGCAGAAGAGAAAGGTTGTTTACCAAACATATTAACTTAAAGTTTTAATTTTATCTATCGATGCTTGTGTACTTATCATTTCAACTTCTATTTGTGCAATAGCATTCATTTCACCGTTATTAATAGCAGTGTTTTTAGCATTTTGCAATACTGTAATCTTGTTTTGAAGCACAGTCAAAATATCATTTATATCCATACAAACTCCAAATAAGGGGGCAGAGCCCCCATACTACATTAGACTGGAACTTCTTCCCATAACAAGCGTGAAGTAGCTGACATAGTTGTTGTTGAAGTTGTATTCAACAAAGCTAATACACCGCCTGGTGGAACAATTAACTGTCCGTCAAAGTTTTGTACACCACCGAATGAAGTTAGTGTAGTACCTGTTGTTGGAGCAGTAATAGTTCCGTAAGTTTGACCAGTTGGGCTAGTAAAGTCTGCACCTTCTAAAATTACTAAGTTGTTAGTCAAACCAGTTAACGCAACACCTCCGTTGAATGCTTTAGCCTGTGAACCAGAAGAAGCTAAAGTTTTTCTGTTGAATGGTGAAGCACCAGTAGATACGGCAGCATTACCGATAGATGTAGCCCATACAAATGCACCAGCACCAACAGGAGTTGTCAATGTGTTAATGAAAGCCTGTAAAGAAGCTTGCAAAATCACACAGTTTACTGATGATGTAGTTGGGTTATAAAGACCCACGATTGGAGTTGTAGTTGCAGTTAAAGTGATAGTGTTAGCTGATAATGCAGTTGTAGAAGAACCAGCTGAATATACGTTACCACGATATACTTGTTCATAAAAACGACCATGTAGTTCGGAAACAATTACGTCTCCTAATTGTCCAGACCGCACTGTTGGAGTTGTACCAGCCTGAATTGATGAAGTGGACGGTTGTCCAACAATACCTTGTATTAACATTTTACTGTCCTTTGGTTAAGTTAAATAAAGTTGAGTCTGAAAAGAATTGCTCTTGTTCGTCTTGCATTGAAGCTGGCATAAATCCTGCTATGCTTGACTGTTGAAGCATTAAATTTACTGCATTAGGTGTTTCCCTAGTATAGTAATTTAATGTTTTCAATTCCCCCAAAATTTGAGTTAACAAATCTTGAAGCGAATCTTGTCCTCTGTTTGTGTGTATTTGTTCTACACGAAGAGGTAAAAATTGTTCGGTGTATATTGCACCATTATATAACTGGTTGTTTACATCTGTTTGTACCTGACCAGCAGTATCAGTTAAAATCCTACGAGTTAAACCAGTACCGTCAAAACCACCCACAGGTACAGGGTTGGCTGATGCAGCCGTTCCAACTGCAATAGTTCCTGAAGCTGTAACCGCAGGAGTTCCTGAAATAGTGGCTGTTACAGTTGGCGTGCCTAAACCAGCGTAAGATGCAAAAGGGGTTTGTCTTAAATAAATAATGACTGTTGTTGCAGTTGCAGCGGTAAAACGCATATAACGAGCAGCTACAGGGAAAGCATAAACTAAGTTAGCCGTTGCTGTTGTTGTTGTAGCATACGTATTCGCTGCTGCTGTTAATGGAAGTCCAAAAACAGGTTGAAAGTTGTTGTTATCATTTGAATGCGTTACGGTAATTGCTACTGCCGCTTGTTGTTGGAATACCACCGTTTGATAGCCTGTTGTATCAATTGACTGAAACGTGTTAGGTGGAATTGTAAGAACAATACTAGGTGGTGCGTCTGATATTATTGTTGCATTGTTTGCGTCAGTTTTGACAGGGTTTTGTACACGAGTATTAACAAATAAACCTGTACCGTCTGTCACTACTTGTTCAAGAATATTTACACCAGCAAAATCACCAGACTCGTCTCCAGTTAAAGAAACCTTTAAAGGAGAATCAGTAGATAATGCTTGAGCAATATTACCATCTTGCGTTGGTAACGGATTAGTTGTTGTATTGGTTAATGTTGTTGTGGTGCTTGGGTTAATTAAAGCCATTAGGACACCTCGATACTAGAAATAGTTACATCAACAGAACCTGTAGAACTTACCTTAACTGTATAATTTTGTGGTACAACAATCTTAGCTGTACTTAAAATATCTAATGAATTACCACTAGGTATTGTTACGTTTTGAATAATATTTGTTGTTACAGTTGATGATGCATTAGTTAAAGTTACTGTAGCATTAACAGGGACAGAACTTGTATTAGCAATTAAACAACCAATTAAAGTGGCTTGAACACCAGACGTAGTTGGGTTATAAACTGTTGTTGATGTTGATACGTTTGATGTTTGAGCAGATATATAATTAATAGGCATATTAAGCAATCATAGAAAGTGCTAATGCTATTTTAGCACTAGGGGTTGCAGAACCTGATGTTCCAAAAGGAATGTTTAAATTAGTTCCATCAAAAGTAAATCCTGAAAATGCTCCTAAAGCACCACCGTTATTATACTGTACTTGTGTGTTAGAACCGGCAACTGGAACTGTAACAGAAGTATTGTAAGCAATAAACTCAACAATAGCACCTGCTGATGCACCCGTAGCTAATACAACTGTAGTACCATTAGTTGCTGTGTAATCAGAAGCATTAAGTAATACACCGTTGTAATAGACTTCAATATATGGTGCTGTATAACTTACAGTGAAAGTAGTTTGTGATGCCGTTGCTGTTACAGACGTTCTTGAATAACTACCATAGACTGCACCCCAACTAGGTACTGTACCTGTTCCGTTGGAGGTTAAAACTTGTCCTGCTGTGCCTGGATTGTTACTAGAGTATACAGCTACAGCTGCAGGATAATCACAAAATACAGTAACTGTGCCACTAAATGTTACTGCTGATCCTGAATTGCTTGAGGATAGAATTGTTGTTCTTGTAAGGGTTGTAGAATTGGTTAATGTACCAATACCTACTTCCCAATTGGTTCCGTCATTAGCAGAGTAATAAGTTGTATTACCTGTTGTAATGGCAGATGAAAAAGATTGATAGCCAGCAGTAGTGGCAGATAAGGTAAAGCTAACAGTTGTGTTAGCCGTACCTGTTTGTTGTATTCTATCCGCTACTTGATGGGCCATAATTAACTAAACTGAACCTTAAAAGTAAACTGAATACTGTCACCTGAGTTTAATCCAACACCTGTAAAATCACCTTTAACAAAGAGGTTTCCAGATGTAGAAGCATCAAACAATCCTGCATTAGTTATTGTTTCTGTTGTTCCAGCTGTCTGTGTACCTACTACTTGAAATGTATCATTAGTAGTAGATGTTGTTACTTGAGTTACTGTACCAGAAACTCGTGGAGATACTTCGGTAAATAGTGTTGTATCAGCAGCTGCAGTTGTACCTGCACCTGTTCCCCAACCAACATATTGCGGAGTAGTTCCTCCACCATTGAGTCTGTTGGTCACTATAGCTTTACCTGTATTTACTAAGAGAGTAGCCATTTTTTAATTCTCCATATAAATCTTTTAATTGGGTTTTTATGCCAATAATCAATAGTACCAAGATTAACTATAGTGCCATCAGCTCTAATAATAATTGCTTGTAATTCTATTTGTTTTACGTCTGATTTAGTTTCTACTACATTCATTATTGTACACCAGTTTTAACCATCTCAAGAACAACAGAGAATACTAATGGTGTAGTGCCTAATGTTGTATTGTAACCTGCTGTACCAAGAGCAATACGTCCAGTAGGATTAGTTGCATTATTTTGCAAACCACCAAAACTACCAAAGCTCATTTTACCACGACCAGCAATAGGTAAAATATCTACTTGAGTTGTCCCATCCCAGAACAATCTAACTTCTAAAGGATCTGAAATAGAATAGTCTAAATGATGAATAGAGAATCCAGTAGGTATTAAATCATAATTAACTGGATCAATAATAATAACACTACCAGCTACAAGAGAAAAAGTTAAGCCAGTTCCAGGACCTGTTGCTGCTACGTTTAAAGTTACTTGAGTTGTACTTTGAACACTAGCTATATAAGCACCGGCTGGAATGTTAGTACCAGTTACACCTTGACCTACTGTGGGGGATAAACCCCCTGCAGTAAATGTAATAACTTTAGATCCGTTAGTAGTTACACCAGAACCGGCTGTACCTAAAGTACCAGAAGCAGCTATGTTAGACGTATCTAAAACACCTGTAACTTTAACAATTGCATTACGATGACCATCTAAAATAATCTGAGTATTGACTGCATTAGCCATATATAGCTCCTATTATCTTGATACTTCTTGTGCTGTTCCTACAAAATCAACAGTCATAGTATCAGTTGCTGTTGGAGTAATTTGGAAAACTTGTCCAATAACAGCATTAGTTAAAGTTGTTCCTGAAGAACCAATTGTTGGTGCACTTACTCTAGCTACTAAAGCACTGTTAGCATATACTAATAAATCTGTACCGTCAAAGTAAAAACCTACTTCTACGTATGTATCTGCAGCTGCTGTAGCTACACCAGTAACTAAAGTAGTTGCTGTAGAACCAACAGTAGATACTAAATTAATGCTTGTTGAAGAAGCTGCTTTAGAGAACCACAAACCATCAGTAGCAGAAGAGCCGTTACGTAAACCTACATAATAAGATACGCTACCAGCAACAGCAGAAGTTTTAAAACGAGTTGTAAACCAGAAACGGTTACCAGAAATGAATTGAAAAGATGGTGCGGCTTTATAAGCTGCGGAGGCTGTTGTAGTACCACCTGGAGTTAATACAGCAATTCCACCTACGCCAGAAGCTAAAGCAAAAGCTGAACCTGAACCAGATACAGTATAGTCTGTACCAATAAGGGTATTAAAGTCATTCATGTAGCTTGTGCTACCTAATGCTTGTGTGCTTCCTGTGTGGAAAGGGTCTGGATATGGATAGCTATAAAAAACTTCGTTTTGATAAGCTGTTGATAGTCCTGCCTGTAATCTTGTGGGATTTCCCATTTTGTTTTCCTTAACGTGAATTAGTCACGCCCGAAGGCGTTAAGGGGGGTTTATTAATCTGTAAACATAGAAAGGGTCGGTTAAACCCTCTCTACATTAGTTACTACTATTAAGGACCGTTAGATCCAAAGATTGCACGTGGGTCTGTCCAACCAAAGCTGTAACGCTCATAGCCTTTAGCCTTAGCATTCATTGTATCAAAATCATTATCTTGATCAAACTGGATACCAACACGTTCGTAATACTTCATACCGTCACGTACATTAGTTCTGATGAACCATGCGTGTGGAGCTGTGAAATAGTGGTTTACAATTGCACCACCTGGGAATACATTGTTTGCCTTGAGGATGTTCAAGTCATTGTTTGCATTACCTGGTTGTGATACTGTTTTAAGAATACGTCCTGCATTATAGATTTCTTGACGAGCAATGTGTAATGATTTAGGCATTACATTGATTAACAATCCACGATCGTCTTGGAAACCCATAAGGGCAATAGTAGCATCTTCTAATGCTGCTTCAGACAAGTCAGCATCAACTGTTAACTTGTTTGAAAAAGTTCCACCAGAAGTGTTAGGATGTGCTGTGGAGCATAATGCGACACCATCACCACCAGCGTACTGTAAGTTAGTACCAGTAGTGAAAGCACGGTTATAGATGTTAGCTCCAACGTTTTCTTTAGTTTGGCGGAAAGACATTGCCAAAGCACCAGAACGTTTCTTAGAAACTTGTTCATAGAGGTTGTCATCTAATTCTTCTTTAGTTACAATATAACCCAAAGCATATGCAATGTGTGTGTAACGTGTTGTAAAACCTTGAATCTCTGAGTCATACTGAGTACCCATACCTTCAGATTTTTGTGGTACAAGTCCGAAGCCAGTTAACTGGACATCTTCTTCGTAGTTTTGATGTGAAGTATCTTTGTCAAACAATGCTGAATACTCTTCAGGATGTTCGTCGTATACTTGACCCCACCAAGCTTTAATGCCTGGCCATAGGGCTTTTGGATGTGTTCCAGTGGTAATTACGCCTGCCATATTATTATTCCTTTAAAGTATTAAGCTGTGCCTTGGGCTTGCTTGAATTGATGTCTATTAAATATTACTTGAACATTATCATAAGCACCTGGAGCGTTATCTGGACGTAATGAAACTCCAATAACAGTTAAAGGTAATGCTAATGAACCTGAAGATGATTGAGCAAGTAATGAGGAACTATTTAACACAGTAGAGGATAATGGGCTAGACTGAGATAAAGATGTTTGGTTGGCTGTAATAGTCATACCAGCATTCTTACCTACGTCAGCAGCTGCAACACCTGTAGCATCTGTTTCAATTTCATAAATTACATTTGGATCTGTTACAACGTATACATAGCGTAAACCAGCACTTAAGCTAATATATAATTTAGTTAGATCTAAGGTTGTACCTTGTAAAGATACACCATAGTCAGCTACACGAGTAGCGACAATAACACCTACAGGAATATCTGTAGTTGCTGCTTTTGTTACATAAGCAATACCATTAGTATCCGCACCGCCTGCCAACTTAACTACATCGCCAATAGCGTATGTGTTAGAAGCATCGGAAGCAATAGCGAATAATTGGCCTTGCTGGTTCCATGCTCCACCGGTAATAGTACCGATAGGGCTTAGACCACGAGGGGCATTTAAGTTTGCCATTTAAAATTCCTTTTAAAATTTGTTACTCATAGAGGTTTTAATTCCTGCATCATAGAAACCGGTAGTGTCAACACTATGACCACCTTTACCTCGTTTGATTGATGCATCAGTTTTGTCGTTTCTTTTTTGTATTTCGGCTTGATCCTCTTCCCACCATTCCTGGCGAATTTTAAGAAGGATTTGTTGTTGTGGTTGTCCCATTTCATTCTTCATGCCTAATACACTAACTCTGTTTCCTAGATCTACGTTTGTATTTGTAACGTTACTAGAAGAATAACCTACCTCATCAGGAGCGACAAATTCCCAGCCAGCATCTAACGCCGCTTGTATACGACCTGGTTCATCATTAAAGAAATACAAGTGATAGCCTTGAATGAGCTGTCCTACTTGTAGTTTACCACGGGTCCCGTTAAACGCACCTTTGTTTCTGCGTACTGGTTTCTCGGAAGGAACTGTGGAAACTAAATCAGATGTTGATTTTAATTCTTCAGATTTTGGTTCTACTTTGTTATTGCTTGCTGTCATATCTATCTCCGTTAATTACTCTGACCAATCATATGACTCAATGTATTCTTCACGAGTCATTAATTTTTGTTTTACAAATCTATCACAAGCTGCTTTAGCATCACTTGGTAGACTTTCGTAAGTCCGTTTACCTTTTACAGGACGGTTTGTTGTTGTGCTTGTAGTATTTCCAGTATCCATTGGATTTGATTTTTTCTGTTTACCAAACTTAGCTGGAAGTACTTCTGCAAGTTCTTTATCTAGTTGGTCAAGAAAAGCTTGACCTTGTAAATGAGGCGACTCTATACGGATAGCTTCCGCTAATCCATTTGCAATACCAGTTGTACGCTTGTCTGTACCAAACCAATCATTTTTGTCTAACCAATTTTGTAGGTTGACATCTGGTGCTGGTGGAGTGTCTAAAACTTCTACAGGTTTAACTTTAGCTTGTTCTTTAGTCTCACGAATTTCTTCTTTGAGAGCATCTGATAAGTCATCAAGTTCTACTGCTCGTTCTCCGTCTCCAGAATTAATAGCTTCTTTTTTTGCTTGTTTAAGAGCATCTAATTGTGCTTGTAATTCTCTGGCTTTTCTTTCGTACTGTTCCTGTTGGAACTTCTGAAACTCCTTAGCTGCTAATTTAGCTTCTTGAGCATCCTTCTTAGCTTCATTTAATTCTTTAAGAAGCTTTTCATTATTCTTACGAACAATTGGTAGAATCTCTCTTCCACGTTTAACAAAAGTTTCAGCATTAACCCAATCATGTTCATTACCACGAAACTCATCTTGAGCTACCCAACCTTGTGATCTAGCTTCTGTTTCATAGTCTGGTAAGTCTGGTTGTGTTGTTTCTGTTTGTTGCAAAGTATCTTCGCTCATTATTTTATTCCTTTAACTAAATGTGGATCAACAATGTCCATGTCAGGATCTAAGATACCTGTAATGTCATCATGGTTAATCATTCTATACTTGTTACCGTCTCTGCCTATATACATTAAACCCGCATACTTAGCAATAACAACTTTATCTCCAACCTTAACAGGTGGTTCTGTGTAACCCTCTTCTTTAAAAGCGTCTGGACCAATTGCAACAACTTCTCCGGTAGTATTACCTAGTTGCTCTCGTTCACTCATCCCATCAGAAGATACTATAATACCAGTAGCTGTTTTATTTACAACATATAATGGTTTAAGTAGGATTCTATTTAAAATTGGATTAATACCAGTTACATTACTCATTGTCTGTTTTCCTTTAGTGATTCCATTAAGTCTTCATAAGTCATAGTCATAATTAAAGCAATTGCTGCTGCACGTCCTCTGACATTTGAATCATCATCAGTACCTGCTAACAACATTTCTTTTAAGTATTCTCTATCATTAAATAAAGCTTTCATAAAAGCACTCGTGACTGGGCTTTGTTTCCAGTCAAGAAACTCTGGCTCTGTTACTACCATAAATTGTTATTCCTTTTCTTGGTCTCTATTATGTTCAGAGATTTTTAACATAGCTTCGATGGATTGCATTATACCATCATTTTTAGATTTAGCCAAAGCTATTTCTGCATTTAATACTGCGATGTCGTGTCCTTTGGATACTCCACCAGCTTCCTCTAATGCTAGAATTGCTTCTGCTTCCATCTTAGCAATCTTAGCTTGATTTACTTCATGCTCTTGCATTAACTTTAATGTAGCTAACTTAGTAGTCATCTGGATGTCCATCTGCTTACCTTGTAACTTCATTTGTTCAATCTGTACCTTAGGATCTTGTTTAGGAGGTATTGCATTAGGTCCTTTTGGATCCGGTAACAACTGTTCAATCTCAGCATACTTCCAAGCTCTAACATAACCTAACTGTGCTTGTCTTATGTTAACTCCAGGAGTTGTTAAAGCTAATTGTAGTATTGCTTGAGCTTGTGCCATACGTTGTGAATCTGATACAATGTTTGGATCTGCTGCCGGTCTAATGTCTGACATTGGTCCATTATAGTCTGATGCAAAGATATTGAAATCTCCTAGATCAGATTGAAAGTCAGAGTCATCCATGTACAACTGATTTAAACGATACAGCTTTTTAAACTCTTGTGCTAAACTTCTGTAGGTACGTTTAAAAATACCTGAGAAGATCTTCATACCTTGTTCAGCCATTGTACGTGTAGTTTCTGCTGCAGTATTCTGTCCTGGGTTTTCACCAACAAGAATATCTACTGAACCACCAATACGTTCACCGTAATTGATTAACATACCAAGCAATGTAAACATAACTTGACTAGGTTCTCTTACTGGTAATGGTACAATACCTTTACGTAAATCATCGCCTGTAGTATCTACATGCTTCCATTCTAGCGGAGCAAAGTTAGTATTACCACCACGAATTTTAATACCACGACTCAAGAAACCACCGGCTGTAATAGCCATTGTTCCAGCATCAATCAATTGATTAATGATAGTATCAATACTTTGATTTAACGGTCCTAATAGAACTCCAAACCCTAAGTCGTAAAACCCACCATCTGGTGATGGTATAAAAGGGAACTTAGTAAAATAAGATTCAGGTGTGATACTTAATACTTTACCTTTATCAGAGTATTCTATTGACTCTGTAAAATATCTAGCTACAATTCTTAACACTTGTTTGTTAGATCTATTGATCCACACAATGTATGGTTCAGCATATCCATCGCCATCAAAGTCTATAAAACAATGTTGTTCTAATATTTCGTATGGTGTCGTTTTGTCTACAGACATTGGAGCATCCATACCTTGGGCTTTGTTCTTAGTCAAAGATAAATTTGACTGGACTATAGCTCTTGGTGTTTCATCTTTTAGTTTAAGGAATAAACCACGAGCATTAAACTCATACAATTTGTTACTATCCATGTATTGTACATGCGTCACTCTTGGAGCTTTATCTAAACTTTTGGTCCAGTAATTAACTACAAGATCCTGAGCTAGAATGTATTCTGATTCAGGTCGACGCATGACAGGATGGTAATATGTCTTCTTAAAAGCACAACCAATAATAGGTTGAGTAATAAGAACTCTATCCATCTCTTCTTCCCAATCATCATCCTCTTCTAGGATTTGATAGGACATATGAGCACCTACTCGATCTGCTCTACGGGTCTTTTCTCCGTCTGGGTCTTGTCCAATAACACGACACCTAACAGGTTGATCACCACTTACAAGAACAGGATAACTACGTGCATGGTACTGTAATGCTGCAATAGTAATAAGGGGAAACTTAACGTTTGAAGCACCTGGCCATGGAAAGGATTTCTGTTCTACTACTTGCAAAGCAAGCTTCATAGACTCTTCTGTTTTCTTTTCCCAAGCAGAACGGCTTAGTAAATCTAAATCAAAGCCGTGAACACAATCCCAACCAATCTTATTTAAATCCGCTTCATCAAGTAGTTCGGCAATGTTAGGACATGAAACCAAATCTTCAAGTTTTAATTTTGCATTTAATTCGTTCAATTTAATATCCTGTAACTGCGTTGCGACCTTTTTGGTCATATCCATACTCATGTAAAGCTTCTCTGTACTCGTCTTCGTCTACTTCTTCTTGAGTTGGAGCTTCAATGAGTTTATCAAGCATCATGCCTAAATAAGCTAAACAGTCTACTTGGTCGTCGTGTCTGTCTCTTGGAAATCTTAAACACTCATCTTCTAGTGTTTGATACCAATCAGTGTTCTTATCAAACTTAACACCCTTAGCTCTCATACGGGCTTGGATGCTACGTCCTCTTGCGATTTTATCTTTACCACCATGTTTAAGTGGAACTATGTTTACAAACGTACCAGTCTTGAACATTTCTTCCCGAAGAAAAGGACCGATAGATTTAGACACTTGCATGTCTTCAATACCAAAAGCATCTGGCTCATACAGCCTATGTAATGCTAATATTGTATCTACAATCTCTTGACCATCTAGACGTTCACGTATTACTTGTTTAACATGTAATCGTTTGTTCTCATCTACACCAGCAACCATAAACACACTATAGTCAGCTTGATTGTTCTGTGATATAGCTAAGTCTGCAGTTATATAATAATTAACTTTAAGCTTATGATCCTCTTCGGTCATTGGCATAAAGTCTACTTTTTTAAAATAGGCTGAAGCTTCGTCAAGAGGAATGTTAAGTATTTCTTGAGAATAAACATCTGGCATACCAAGACGAATACACTCATTTCTGTAGTCTTTGAACCACTCTGCTGATTTTTTTTCTGGCCATAATATCTTTGAAAAGTCTTGGTTGTGTCCTCGGTACTTAACCGACTTCCACATACCACGACCTACACTATACATTTTTAGATCTTCTACTACAGTCTTTTTATCCCCCTCACGAGGCATTAGAGACTCTAGGAGACTATCCATATGCAAGATGGTACCTACTATCCGGACAATACCTTTATCGCTTAAACAAGGTAATAACGCTCCGAAAAACCATCTTCTAAATTTCTTACGACGATCACTGTTCATTACAGCTTCATCGTTTTCCATGTCATCACAGATAACTATGTCTGGTCTACTACCATCCCAGATAAGACCACGCATCTTCTGTTCGCCACCCTTGGCAATAATACGGAACTTATCTCCGTTATCAAAAGCTACAATGATATCTGTTTCTGTTTCTTTAACAAACTTAACAATCCCTTTTTCATCACGTTTAATTCCAAACATGTTGATAAGGTCTTCATTCTCTGTTAACTGCTGTTTAATCGCACCTAGGAACAAAGCTGATTGAGACTCAGTGTCTGAGACTAACAACATAAACTTTCTTTCCCTGAACAAGAGCGTAGCTAAACCGTATCCCATCGTGACCGCAGTTGATTTGGCGTGCCCCCGTGGGGCGGATATAGCTACATACTTGTCTGGTCCACAACACAGATCCCACCACTCAAGGTGGCAAGCTGGTGTTGCAACAGCATCTCCAAGGTTAGAAGACAGGACTGAACCCATCAATCCGTATACAATTTCCTTGGTTACTCTCATTCTTCATTTACTTCCACGTCTATAATTTCATCTTGATTGATAGCGTGTTTTAAATCTTGTTTGGTCATAGATGCAAACTCTGCGAATTTCTTAGCAAGAAACTCAAGCTGGTTATTTGCACTACTTGTTTCAGTTCTAGAAGTTGGTTTGCCGTTTAACAAGTTACGTTTGTCAATCATATCAACAGCAACTTTATGGGCATCCCTAAGGTTAACAGGTTTACGGAATATCTCGCCAGTTTTTTGGTTAAACCCAAAATCACCGTTTTCAAGTCTGTCAGCAACAGTAGCCATACTTTTTTCAATAATCTTAGCTACATCTGCATTAATTGCATCGTCTTGCTCTTCTTGAAGTTGTCTAACAAGTTCTTTCCACCAAGGCTGATATCTCCAGATATGCAAAGTAGCCTTAGGTACACCTGTAGCAGCCGACGTTTTTACTTCACTGCCCGTAGCAAGATATGTAAGTACTGTTTCAATCTTTTGTTGTTGAGACCAATGTTTACCTGTCTTGTTTACAGCACGTCTACGTTTAGGAGCATTACTTAAATTGTTAACTGATGCTTTACTTGAATCATCCATATTATTATCCTTTTCTAACTACATACTAATATTATACCATACTTTTAATCATTTGTCAAGCTTTATTGTAATTATTTTTTAACACGTATGTAGTATAATTATTTACAAGTATGTATTGACAATATTAACAAAGTATGATATAATAAAATATATTAATATATATTATATATATTATTATTTATTATTTATTATTATTATATTATATATATTATATATATATTAAATATATTAATATAGTAGACTGTGTAACAAAGAAGACAGTCGTCGACCCCGTAAGAACGAAGTGTGGGGAGACCAGATCACAGAATACCATTTAAACGTGAATAGAGGCCCTTAGGGGCCTTTTTTATTATCTAGTAATACCTAACCATTAAAACTTAAATAAATTGATTGTAGACCTTGTATCCCCCCTTTGTTTTAAAAATTATAAAAAATATAGTAAGGTGGTATAACCTAATTTTTTATAAAATTAAATTTACCCCCTCCCTCCTTCTAATATATTATATAGGTATACTACTATATACTACTCCCCCCTATCTTACGTTATCTGTTGTTAACTGTCGTTAAAACACGGTAAGATCTTTTAAATGAGGGGATATTTGCACATCAAATCAAATCAATAACTTACATCATCCACCTGATATATACTTTAGTATGTAAATCGATACAGTTTATTCAGATCGCTTGGCTCATATATTCCTTCTAATACTATGGGCTACACACGGATTTTCTATCATAATCTAGTCAACTTGCGGTTCAAGGATCAGTCACAAGCAGACAATGCGATGACAAGTCATCTATGTCCTGCTAGTTCCTTCTTCGCTTCGCTTGTCCTTGACGTCCTCGTTGCCGTCGATTAATCTGAAAACCGTAGTATGTAGCACACATTCTTTTTACATTTAATACGAAAGGCAATATATGAATACGTTTATTGATTACATATTGGCAACAATATTTGCAATTGCAGTTGGTTATTATTCTTTCTTTGTTATTTTCTCTAATTCTTAATCCAAGGAGCTATATCATGTTATACAATATCGTCACAAATCAACAACTTAAATCACAATATGCTATTGATTCAACAGAATCCCTATCTGATCTAGCATTTGAAAATGGCTGGAGAATCACACAACACGCAGTTCATGGTGTTGAAACAACTGAATATGTTCGTGGTAAATACGACCAAATAATGGCTTCTTTAGTTCAAGCTAGAATCAATGGTCAACGTTACACATTACTTGAACCTGATCAATGGAACGAATTAATCCAAATGTTACATGCTGATGATGACATCGTTCTATCTGTTGACAAATCCAGCAACATGCCTTACGTTGAAGATGTTGAAGATCAACTTGATGAAGAAGATCAATGGATGCTACTTGAAGATCCATCTGAAACTGCTGATGAAGAAGTTGAACTAGCTTATGACTACGTTGAAACATTCCATCATCTTAATCAACAGTAAACTCCTCGGAAAGCACGCCCGACCGCTTGGTGCGGGGCGTGTTTCCTTTTAATTTTTTAACTTTTTATAGAAAGATATATATCATGGCAACTAACAATACAATGATTCGTAACGATTTCAATTTTGAAGCATACAATGCAGTAATGAAACCAGCAAATGCCGGTCTTAAGTTATTCCTAGTAACTCAGTTAATGTCAGACGTTGTTGGTTCTGCTATTAAATACAAATCACCTTTGATGCATGATTTAATCAAATTATCTGAAGAACTTGATGATATTCGTGCTAGATACAAAGAAGTTGCAATGAAAGCACAACGTCAACAACCTCCAATTGATACTACTCCATCTCCAACCGCTCCTGTTGCAGATGCTAATCAATTCGAACCAGCAATTTACTAAGTTTTAATAGCGGAATAGGTTATAATGACCTATTTCGCTTTTTTTTTATTCGTGGTATCCAGGCGAGCAAGCTCGCTGTATTAAAAATGGCTATAAAGTTGCAAAAAACGCAACTTATATATCCAAAAAAAAACAAAACCAGACGCTAACCTACTATATATGTGGGGGGCGTGGCTCAAATTATTTATTTATTTGGGTATTTTCTTAAATATGTTGTAAAACTGAGTAATAAATCATGGCCCACATAACAACAAAAGATGCTTTAGAAGCAAATATTGAACCAGAGGAAGATTTTTATGAAGTTGCAATTGATCCTCCAATCAGTGAATTATTATTTGAAGAGGAAATAAATCCAATACAACAAAACATAAACAACCTAAGACAAATTCACAGTACTCTTGAAGATCGTCGTGAAATTGTTAAAAACATCAAATTATTAGGTATTGATGCTGGTTGTATTGTTGTAAAACGTGATTTAAATCCATATTTACGTATAGAACCACATTCTTGGGGTATTGTCCAAGACATTGTAACCTATATTGCTGGAGAAAATCATACATTTGTTCCTATTGAAGTACGTTGGTTAAATGGTAAAACGTCGTATCATCATGAATCAGATCTTATTGTTGTAATGTATCCTCCTGATGATATGGAACTTGGTCAAATTATGCAAGGAGAAGTTTAATGTTTTGTGATGCTTGCTATTATATTAGTGAAGGATGGGGTGACAGAAGACAAAATCTTATTGTAAAAGAATGCAATATGTTCTTTTTTATCACAGAATTCCGTGAAAGATTTGAAAGACCACCATTTATCTTTACTTTAATACCTATTACAGAAGAAGAATTTCATGCTTTTGAAGATTCAAATAAATTTAACGAAATACATATTTTTATAGGTGACGGAGAAGATTACAATGAATAAAATTATTATAAAAGCAAGAACTAACAACCTTTTTGACGTATTTTTTGGTAAAGAAGGTTGGAATGATTGGGCATGTTTTAAACGTGAACGCAATCGTTTGTTGTTAATCAAAGGTTCTCCAGTTCCAAACGCTTTATACGCAGAAATTTCCCAACAACTCATTAACAGGTAATAAACATGAAACCATACCCAAAAAGCAGTAATGAATTCAATGTAATATACAGAAGCATGTCAACTAATACTGGTTACAAACTTAATGACACATACAAACTAAAACTTGATCATGGCAATAGACTAACATTAATTAATCCACAAGGAATAGGCTTTACACTAGATTTTGGTCCTACAACATTCTGTTGTGGTGTTGGTCAAATTGGTAATTTCTTTGATTCAACTAATCCTGTTCCTGATGATGTTTTATTAGAAACATTCAAAATTATTATATCAATACTCAGAAACATAAATAACAGAGGTATTGTACAAGCTTGGTTTTATAAACAAAAAAGTCAAAAAATATACTATCATCCAACAATACAAAAAATGTGTTCATTGGGTGGTATGAAAGCAATTGGTAAAGCTTCTTTCAATCCTAACAGTGGAAACACTGTCAAAGGCTATCAAATGACTATTCCAAGAGGATAAATTATGCGTAAATTCTGGTTAATTGTAAGAATGCCGACATTCACTAATGATCTTGACGAATTACTACGAAGAAATAGAGCAAATACTGGTTTTGCTCTAGAACGAGAACATATACCTAAAACCTTCTATGTAAGCCGTGAATCTGCTATTGAAGCTTGTAATAGATTAGCAAGTGAAAATCCAATGAAACCTTATGTTGTCATGGCTATTGATGATATTGTAGAAACAGGACAACCAACTATTATTCGTAAACGTTTTACTGATGAAGGAGAACTTGTAATTGTCTAATCTAACTTTAGCCACAGTATCTTTAGGTACCGGTTTAGCACCCGAAATTGCTGATTTATTTGATAATGTTGTAGAATGGAGCCCAGAATTAATTTATGATGCAATTTTATTTGAAGGTGGTTCAGATATCCACCCATCAATCTATAATGCTCCAAATGTTGCAAGTCATGTGAATGATAGTTTATCTTATAGAGATAAATATGAAGTAAAAGCTATGACACATGCTATTGAAAAAAACAAACTAATTATTGGTATTTGTAGGGGGGCACAATTAGCTTGTGCATTAGCTGGAGGTAAACTTGTTCAACATGTGCCAGGACATCAAGGAAGTCACAATGCAAGAACTATTAATGATGATGTTTTCAGGGTATCTTCTGTACATCACCAACAAATGTACCCATGGGACGTGGATCATGATCTATTGGCTTGGTCTGATGATCATAAATCAAACGTGTATGTCGGTCATGAAATTGATGACGTAAAGCATAAAGTAGAACCAGAAGCTTGTTTCTTCCCTAAAATTAAAGCATTAGCATTCCAATGGCATCCAGAATGGAAAGCATCTGCTGGTGAAATTGATTTTACAATCAACCAAATAAAGGATAAACTATATGTCTAGCAATATTATTAAACTTGGACAATTTGGTTATTTAGTTGATAGACAAGATAAAATGTTTAATTTTCAAAGAAAATCAAAATATGATCTACTAATACAACCAACATCACCAGTAAATTGTAATATGTCCTTTAGTAATGTACAATATCCTGAATGTTGTGGTATCAGTATTTTACACGGTTTCTGGGCTGGTAACCCTGCATCGACAGATAAAGAACAATTATCTGAATTCTTTAAAGCAACATATAATGAATGGTGTCCTACTATTCAATTTGTAGCTATTAAACGTGGTCATAGAGACGAAGAATATGATTTTGAAACAGGTGAACTTATAAAAAATACACTTGAAATCAATAATAATTATGTATTTTCAAACTTTGTCAACAATTTAATTGAACTAACAGATGCAAAAATAATACACAGTTTTATAAACAGTAACAGTGATAACCAATGTGATGTATATCAATTTAACAGAAAGGCCTTATTATGAGTAATGTTAGAATCGGAAGTGATCCTGAAACATTTTTAATGGATAAAACTGGTAAATACATCAGTTCTGTTGGTCTTATTGGTGGTAGTAAAGATAAACCAATGGATATTGGTAATAACTGTTCTGTTCAAGAAGATAATGTTACTGTAGAATTCAATACACCACCAACAAATAATATTGAGGAATTTGTTAATGTTGTTAATTACAATCTTTCTTGGATTGCTCGTCGTGCTGCTGAACTTAATTTGTCTGTTGTGTACACACCGTCTGCAGAATTCGATAATGAGCAACTTGGCACGAGAGAAGCTCAAACATTTGGATGTGATCCTGACTTCAATGCTTGGAATTTCAGTGCTGCAAATCCTCGTCCAAATTCTAAAAATCAAAACTTAAGATCTGCTGGTGGTCATATTCATATTGAAGCACCTGATCTTGACAAAGAAAAACTTATTCAAGCAATGGATCTTTTTGTTGGTGTTCCTATGTTAGAATTTGATAATGATTCAGAACGTCGTAAACTGTATGGTAAAGCTGGTGCTTATCGTCCTAAATCTTACGGTGTTGAGTATCGTACAGCATCAAATGCTTGGTTGCAAGATGATGACAAAAAACGTTGGGTATTCAATCAAACACAAAAAGCTGTTGAATTTGTTCGTTCTGGTAAAGAAATTCCAGAAGAACTAGGTGTAATGATTCAACGTGCTATTAATGCATCAAACATTAAAGTTGCTCGTAAAGTTATGGAATGGGCTAAATTACTATGAATCCAAACATGATTTTTGAAGATTTTGATAGAAAATATCAACACAGTTTTGTGCAAATTGCATTTAAAAATGAAAAACCAGCATTGTTTCAACTGCGTCGTATTGTTCGTGATGGTTCTAAATTCCCTAAATTAGAGTTACAATCTAATCTTAAAGGTACTATTCTACTTAATTACAATACAAATGCAAAAATAATCTTTAAAATTCCACAAACAGGATACATTCAACTTGACAAAACCGTTGCTTATTATACAAGACGTCCAGAAAGACAGTGGAAACGTGGTATAAATGTCAACAATACTTCTATTTTACATCCATTAGTTCATTATAATCATTTAGAAACACCTACTATTCCTTTTAACTTTAATACTGTAAACGCTATATTCGAAACTAAATATAGTACATTAAAAGATGCTTTAAACAAAATTAACAAAGAAAAATACAATGGTGTTGCACTTAGTCGTAACATTGCTATTGTAAATAGACCAAAAAAAGATTATTGTATTATTTTTTATAGATTTTTACCTGTTGGAACAGTAAATAAAATTACTGGTGAGATTGTTTCTGAAAACTTTTTAAAGGAAATATTAAATGAGACTAATTGATATGGTTCCTTATAATCAATTAAACGTAATAAAACCAAAAATAACAGCAAATAATTTCAAATTAGATAGATTCTCTGTTCCAATCACTGGTATTGAAGTTGAAGTAGAAAACTGTGATACAGACAACATAGACAGAGACTATACTAGTAGTTGGAATATTGAAAATGATGGTTCTTTACGTAATGGTGGTATAGAGTTTATTAGCAAACCTACATATCCAGCACATGTAGAAACACTTTTAACTAATTTACTTGAAAAAACATTACCTGACACTATACATTTTAGTCCTAGAACTAGTATTCACGTTCATTTAAACTGTCGTGAACTTACTTTAATGCAAGTTTATAATATTGTAATTTTATATCAATGTTTTGAAGATTTATTCTACAATTTTGCTGGTCCAGAACGTAAAAAGTCAATATTTTGTGTTCCTGTAGGTAATTCTAGTTATTATATTGACTTTAAATCAATTATACAAAGTAAAAATTTAATGAATTGGAGTAAATATACTGGATTAAATCTTGCACCATTAGGATCTCTTGGTACTATAGAATTCAGGCATTTACGTGGTACAAAAAATGTTAATACAATCTGTACTTGGTTAGAATTAATTTATAGTCTTTATAACTATGCAATTAATATTAATACAGAACAGCTAGAATCAATGATCAAAACAACTAGAGATGAAGAGACATACTTCACACTAGGTACTTCTGTTTTTGGTTCTTTATTTCCAACGTTGTGTAACAATACTATGTGGGACAAAGCAATGCGTCAAGATTTATCAATCAGTAAACTGTTTATAACAAATCAATCTTTAAAAGGAATCATATAATGTGCGGAATTGTAGGTATAATCTCAAAAAACAAACAAGGACTGTATTATAGTGACATTACTATGTTCCAAAACATGTTAGTTCTTGACAGTTTGCGTGGTGAGGATAGTACTGGGGCGTTTGGTATATTTACAAACAAACAAGCAAAAACTATCAAAGTTGCTGCTGAACCTCATTTAATGTTTAGAACAGAAGAATGGGATACATTTAAATCAAAAGCAATCTCTAGTATGCGTATCTTAGTTGGTCATAACAGATCAGCAACACGTGGTGCTGTTACTACAGAAAATGCACACCCATTCAATGAAGGTAAGATTGTATTAGTACATAATGGTACTCTAAACAATCATAAAACATTTAACAAAGAAGTTGAAGTAGACAGTCATGCAATCACTCATGCACTTAATGAACGTCCTGCTAAAGAAGTCTTGTCTGAAATTGATGGTGCCTTTGCATTTGTTTGGTATGATCGTGAACAAGGTAAATTGTTTATTGCTAGAAACAGAGAACGTCCTCTACATTATGTAGAAACAAATACTCATACTTACTTTGGTTCAGAACCTGGTATGTTAGAATATCTGCTAAATAGATCAGCAACTACTGCCACACCAGCAAAAGCTTACGCATATCCTGTCGGTAAATTGATTTCATATGACATGCACGGTAATGCAGAAAGCGAGGACTTTGATTTATACCACCCAAAGTATTTAGGGGGCTATCAGAAGACTTATACTCAGATGCCTCCTACAAAGATTGGTATGATTACTACGGACATTAAAAATAATTATAATGAAAAACGATTAGCTCATAATACAAAAGTACTATTAAACATTAGCAGTATTTCATTAGGTTTAAATAATATTAATAAATGTAATGGTAAAATAATACATCCAACTATAAATACTGACTTTTCTGGTACATTTAGCAATGATTTAAAATCAGATGACATTAATAATTTAGCTTTTAATAAAATTTGTGAAGGTACTGTGACTGGCAGTATCAACACTACTTGTGGTTTATCTTATTATATTAAAAATGTAGAACCAGCAGAAACAATTACTGTATACAATAAAACTAAATTACCTAAACTTTTGTGGGAACATATATGCAAAAATAATAAATGTGATAAATGTGGTAATGATATACATCAACATCAAGCAGATTTAACTAGTGTTAAAATCAAAAATCTGTCAAATAAATTTAGAGTAGTTTGTCCTGACTGTGTAATGGAGGCATTAGATGCGGCTACAACGCCAACCAAGCTCAAAGATAGCAATAATGACGTACAAGAGGGGGAGTCGGTCTGCAAAGTCTTTACGGATTGGCCTAACTTCAGCAATCAACAAGAATGTGCTATACATTAAACAAAATCGTTCTCATGCAGTAAAACCAACTAGAGTTATTATTAACTGGGGATCATCAGATGAAAATATTAATGCTGCAAATTGCAAAGTATACAATCTACCCAATTGTGTTCGCTTGGCTAGCAATAAATTGTATACTTTTAGGGCCTTTACTAATGCTGGTGTCTCTTCTCCTGAATGGACAACCGACCAAACAATTGCTAGAGATTGGGCACAGTCTGGAACAACTGTGGTATGTAGAACAAGACTTGATGCTCACAGTGGCGATGGAATCGTATTTGCAGATAATGTCACTGATGTTGTGCCTGCTCCTCTATATACTAAATACATAAAAAAGAAAAAAGAATTTAGAGTCCATGTATTCAATAATAGAATCATTGATATTCAAGAAAAACGTAAGTCTAATAATGTACCTTCTGTTGACTTCCGTATTCGTAATCGTCTGGGCGGTTTTGTGTACTGTAGGGATAATATTACTGAGCCTGATGATCTTAGGGATGTTGCATTATCTGCTATTTCCGCTTTAGGTTTAGATTTCGGTGCTGTAGATGTTATTTGGAATGAAAAACAAAACAAATGTTATGCCTTAGAAGTAAATACAGCACCCGGTTTAGAGGGCACAACATTAACTTCGTATGTAAATATTATAAAGGAATTAGCTTATGGTTGACGATACATTGTTCTGGAAAGAACTTGATGAACAAGATAAAGTATTTAAAATTGGTTTAACTGACAAAGCATTTGAAATCTTTGGTCAAATTTGGGCTATTTTACCTGTAAATGAGCGCAAACGCAACTTTGCAATGGGTGAACCAATCATTGCTATTGAAGGTTCTGATGCATTAAGCACCATTACAACACCATTTAACATCAAAAAAATGACTTTTATTGGTAGAGCATTAGATAGACCTGACGAATTAACACCACATACACCAATTATTCTTGCTGAAGCTTAAAAAGGTAAAAAATGAGATGTTTATCCTGTAATTGTGTGTTAACAGACTTCGAAGCAACTCGTCGTGGTGCTAACACAAATGAATTTATTGACTTATGTAATAAATGTTTTACACCTATTGCAGAAGATATCCATGTAATTGAACGTAACGATCTTAAAGAAATAGGAGATGTTGATGGCACAGAAATATAACAGAAAACCTAAAAAATATTTATTATTCCCAGCACCAAAGGTCAAACATGTCTACTAGAACATTAGAAATATTCCCAATTGGTTGTCAAGTACGTCTCTTATACAGTAAAAAAACAAAACCAATGACTGTAACTAATGTTGAAGGTGCTTTACTCACTTTAAATCATAGCTATCAATGTATAAATACAGAAGTTGTAAGGGTATACAATAAACGTAAACCAGAAAGATACTTCAGATCAATGATAGACATGTTAGCAGCTCGTCTAACACCAAATAATAATGACGCTATAAGGTTCTTTACACCAAATGCTACTACTACTGCTACTAATACTTTCAACAGCATACCTACAGTACAAGAAAGGTAAAAAATAAATATTGGCTACATTCCTAAGACACGAAGCATGTCCTAATTGTGGTTCAAAAGATAATTTAGGTAGATATGATGACAATTCAGCATACTGCTTCGGTTGTAAATACACAGAAAAAAATAATAAATATATCCCAAAACTTGACAATGATGATTCTATAAAAATAATTAAATTACCTGATGATGTAAGTACACAAATAAATCAAAAAGGTTTAGACTGGCTTGACAAATACAATATTACTCCACAAGAACGTATTAGATATCGTATGTTATGGTCAGAATCAAAAGAACAATTAATATTTCCTGTTTATAATAAAGAAAATGAATTAATTGCTTGGCAAGCACGTAATTTCTCTGATAATATAAAAAATAAATACTTCAGTCAAGGTAAAATACATAATATTCTATATTTTTGTGGCAACAAACAATCACCTATAATACTTGTAGAAGACCTTCTCAGTGCCATTAAAGTTGCCAGACTCTCCTCTGCTATGCCTCTGTTCGGTTCAGAGGCTTCTACAGAGCTTTTAATGCGTTTAAAAAGCCATGCTACTAGTATTATTGTGTGGTTAGACAGTGACAAATGGAAAAATAGTCAAGACATTGTAGCAAGATCTAAATCTATTGGTCTACCTGCTCTAGCCATTTATACCCATCTTGATCCTAAAGAGTATACAACAGACAAAATAAAATACTTCTTGACAAATTAATTAAACCTTGGTATAATATATGATAGAATTACAAATATTAAAAAGTCTATTAACCAAAGATACGTGGGTTACATATAGAAAGTATATTAATAAAAAACTATTAACAAAAGAATTATCTACACTGTTAGATATATTAGATACTTATCATGCAAACAATGAATCAGACTTGACTGTTCCTGAATTTGAAATTGTTTGTGAAATTAGTGGTAAAACTGATAAAACACATCAAGCTGTGTTACAAACAATGCTTGAATCTACTGTTAATCCTACTCTAATTGAAGACTTACTTAAAGCCTATAAACAAAAAACAATACTATCTCAACTTGCATTAGCATCTTATGATGCTTCTGAAGGTAGAAAAAGTATTGACACTGTTAATAATTTAATTAAACAATTAGATACACCACAAGAATTAACTGACAATACTGAATTATCTTTTGCTACTGACAATTTAAATGAACTATATCAAACCACATATCTTAAACCAGGTCTTCGTTGGCGTTTATCCGCCTTAAATCAATCACTAGGTTCTTTACGTAAAGGTGATTTTGGTTTTGTGTTTGCTAGACCAGAAACAGGTAAAACTACTTTCCTAGCATCAGAACTAACTTTTATGGCAAAACAAGCCACAAGACCTGTTTTATGGGTAAACAACGAAGAACAATCTGATAAAGTTATGTTACGTTGTTTCCAAGCGTTATTAGGCCTTACAGACGTAGAATTGTTTGCAGACATACCAAATGCTCAAGCTCGCTTCCAAACCGAGCTACAAGGTCGTTTACGAATATTTAACGGTGTGTCTGCATCTGCATCACAAATTGAAAAAATATGTACACAACTACAACCAGAATTAATCGTGTTTGATCAAATTGACAAAATTCGTGGTTTTGATGACGATCGTGAAGACTTACGTCTCGGTGCCATTTACCAATGGGCACGAGAATTAGCTAAAACTTACGGTCCTGTTATCGGTGTAACACAAGCTGATGGTACTGGTGAAAACCAACGTTGGCTTAATATGAATAATGTAGCTAATGCTAAAACATCCAAACAAGCGGAAGCTGACTGGATTCTTGGTATTGGTAAAATCCACGACATTGGACTTGAATACATTAGATTCTTAAACATATGTAAAAACAAATTACAAGGTGATCCTGATACTAATCCTGAACTTCGTCACGGTCGTTTAGAAGTATTAATATCACCAAGTATTGCTAGATATGAGGATATACAACACAATGAGTAAATGGATACTATTAATTCTATGTTTAGCATTACTTTGTTATAATCACAAACCAACTAAAAAAGAAATAGTAAAAGAACCATATGAAAAGACAATACATTACATTTCAGATACCTACACCAAAGATGATGACAAAGCAAGAATATACGTAAATCATGCTGTTGCTTATGGTAATAAATATAACATAGACCCACTATTAATTCTTGCTATAATGGAAGTAGAATCTTCTTTTAATGAACAAGCATACAACCCATCTGGTGCTGTTGGTTTAATGCAAGTAATACCTAGATACCATCCAGAAATATGGGTAAGCTATCACCCAGCAGATGCAATACATGCTGGTGCTTATGTATTACGTAAATATATTAACCAATACAAAAGTATAAAAGAAGCTCTTAACCATTATGGAGGTGATCTCAGTGGTAATTATTATAGAAAAGTAATAAACAAAAAAGTTAACTTGGAGCAAAATGAAACCAGCACTTAAAACAGAAACAGCATGGGCTGTCATCAGAAACCATCCACCATATGTTTTAAGAGTATTTTCTGAATTAGATGAAGCAGAAGCTTATGCAGAAAATGCACAAGCAGAATATGAAAAACATGAATTACAAATATCTGCTGAAGTACAACCTGTATTCTATTGTCACTATTAATGAAAGTGTTATGCTTAGATGTTGAAACTACTATTAGTAACAAAGGAAATCCTTTTGATAACAATAATCGTCTGGTCTCTATTGGGTATACTGACGGGGATAGGTATTGTTGTTTTAGAGCTGCTAGATTGGATGACTTACAGGAGTTATTGGAATCCTCGGCACTTGTTGTCGGGTTTAATATTAAGTTTGATCTGCATTGGTTGCGTAAGTGTGGTTATAACATTGACAACATAAAAGTCTGGGATTGTCAACTTGCAGAATTTATTCTATCAAGACAACGTATTAAATATCCATCATTAAAAGATTCTCTAGAAAAATACGGACTAGAATCTAAATTAGACATTGTTAAAACAGAATACTGGGATAAAGGCATTGATACTGACCAAATTCCTTGGGATATTCTGTCTGAATATAATATTCAAGATGTCAAACAAACCTTAGCCTTGTACTACAAACAACAAGAAATAGCGACACCAATACAAAAACGACTAATTCATCTTTGTTGTCAAGACTTACTTACATTACAAGAAATGGAATACAATGGTTTGCCTATAGATTTAAATCAATGTGTACAAGACTGTGAAAAAATACAACAACAAATAACAGAAATAATCACACAATTACAAACTAAATATCCACATGTTCCTATCAACTTTAACAGTCCTGACCATCTGTCTGCTTTTCTTTATGGCGGCATCATTAAAGAAGACTCAAAAGAACTTGTAGGCCTGTTTAAAACTGGGGCTAAGGCTGGTCAACCTAAATTCAAGAACATTACTCTAGAACATCAATTGGCTGGTCTTGTGAAGCCAATCGATGGTTCTGAACTTAAAAAAGAAAATCTGTATTCAACAGCAGAAGATGTTCTTAAAAAATTAAAAGACAAAACAGGAGTTGTAGATGCGTTATTAAAACTAGCACAACTAACAAAAATTAAAGAATTCTTTGAAAGTTTTATTCGTATAAACAAAGAAATGAATTGGCCTGTTAATAAAATACATGGTCAGTTTAATCAAGTAACTACAGCTACTGGTAGATTATCCAGTACTAAACCAAACCTACAAAACATGTGTCCTGAAATACAAGAATGTGTTAGGAGTGAGAAATGAATTCAAGAGAACCAGTGGCAATGCGTTATGACTTCGATGGATATGGATATATGTATATTGACTCAGGTTCAGGAAGTGATTGGAAAACGAGAAAAAAAGGTGAATTCCTTTACGCCCATCCACCAATAGCATTTGCTGAATTAGAAGAAGGGCAGAGTATTCCACTCTATGAACACCCAATGCGTGAATTAAGTGATGAGGAAATAGATAATATTTTTGGGATATGTGCATTAAACACAACAGTAACTTTAACAACAGAACAATGTTATTGGATTGTTGATGCAATACTAAAGAAAGCGAGTGAGGGATGAATGAACAAGAAACATGGAAAGTAATGTCTGAAATACAATCCTTTGTTAAAAAATACGGTTGTAAAACATTTAAAGATTCGTTACTAGAATTTGACAAAGATACATATGAATTAATCTTTTTCCCACAAACAATAAGTGAAAAATGTTTCTTGACAAATAAACAATAACGTGTTATAATATTAGGTATAAATGTTAATACAAGCAGATGCAAAAGCATTAGAATGGTGGACCGCCGTATGGTTATCTCAAGACAAAACAGGTATACAAGAAATATTAGACGGGTTAGATCTGCATACAGAAAATCAAAAAGCATTCGGACTACCATCAAGACTAATTGCAAAAAAGTATCTGTTCCGTACAATATATCGTGGAAGTGCATACGCATTCTCAAAAGATCCAGAATTTGCCACTACAAGCTCTTCCGTAAAATTCTGGGAGAACATCGGCGAAAAGTTCTTCGCAAAATACAATGGATTAAACGCAACCCATCAAAGATGGGCAAGGCTAGTTACATCAGGACAGCCCATACGTGGACCGCAAGGCAGAGAGTGGTTCTTCGATATGAAAAAAGATTTCCGTGGAGATCTCGCAATTCCATGGACTACTTTAACTAATCATCCCGTCCAAGGGACAGGCCATGACATTATGGCCATTATACGTGTATCGTTCTTTAAACGTCTAAAAAAGAAAAATATAGATGCTAGACTAATTGGAACCATACACGATTCAATATTGGTAGATACACCTACAACCAATGTTGATTCTGTAGTACAATTGTTTGAAGAATGCTTCGCAGACATGCCTGATAATTTTAACAGGATGTTCGGAGTCAAACCAAACATACCACTAAAATGTGAATGTTCTGTTGGGCCAAACATGAATAACTCAGTAGAATACTATTCACAATATCTAAAACAAGTAAAGGAAGAAAATGCAAATAACAATCAACTCTGTTGATGTAGAACGCACTGCTAAATATAGCAAAGCAGTAGTAGAATATACCAATCCAGAAGGTAAAGCTGAAAAGAAAAATGTCATGAGCTTTGCCAACAAAGATTTATATTCAACGCTATCTGTAGCTAAACCAGGAGAAATTTATGAAGTCACACTCGGAAAAAACGACAAAGGCTACTGGGAATTTACAAGTGCCACAAGAGCATCCGCAGCAACAGCAAAACCGAATCAATCAGCTTCGCCAAGCCCAAAATCAACCTTCGAAACGCCTGAAGAAAGAGCAGCAAAACAACTCTACATCATCAGACAATCAAACATCAATGCAGCCATCAGTTTTCTATCAGTGGGTGCTAAAAGCATCAAAATTAGTGATGTCTTGGAAGCAGCCAAAACCTTCGAAAACTACGTCTTCGGCAAAGAAGAAGTAAATATTACTGATATGATTGATGACATGCCTGAAATAGAATAATTAATGCTAGCTATCATCGATGGCGATATCGTCGCCTATAGATGCTCTGCTTCTGCTGAAAACGATCCGGAGGAGATAGCCCTCCTTCGGGTTGAAACCATGATGCGTGACATGCTTCATGATACGCAAAGCGACACCTATAAAACATTCTTAACAGGTAAAAATAATTTCAGATATAAGATTTATCCTGAATACAAAGCTAACAGAAAAGATAAACCTAAACCAGTATGGCTAGAAGTCTGTCGTAACTATCTATTAGAACATTGGGGGGCGATTATTTCAGATGGTTGTGAAGCCGATGATTTAATGGGTATTGAAGCTACTTCTTCTGATGATATGATGGCTTATATCATTTGTTCAATTGATAAAGATTTAAAACAAATTCCAGGCAACCATTATAACTTTGTAACTAAAGTAAAAGAGTTTGTTACTCCGTTAGAAGGGCTTAAATATTTCTACAAACAATTAATTCTGGGTGATTCTTCTGATAATATCCCTGGATTTGATGGTAAAGCTAGACAAAAATGGCCTAAATTTATGGAACATCATCGTGACTTTATTGATTCTTGTTCAGACGATCTAGACATGTATGATTATGTAAGGAATATATATTCAAGTGAAACAAACAACATCATTATCAATGGAAGACTCCTGCATATCCAAAGAACAATCGGAGAAATCTGGAACCCACCAAATTTACAAGTCGAAGTTCGAGGAGAAAGTCAGGAAACTATTACCTGATTCTGTTACATACGAACCAGACAAATTAAAATTTATACAGCCTGAAGCTACACGTACATATATTCCTGATTGGAAAGTCAAGGATAAAGTGTACATTGAAACTAAAGGTAAACTTACTTCTGAAGATAGAAAAAAAATGTTATGGGTTAAACAGCAATATCCAAATTATACATTCTACATCTTTTTTCAAAATGCAAGAGTTAAAATAAGAAAAGGAAGCAAAACGTCTTACGGTGACTGGGCAAGTAAAGCTGGCTTTGAATGGTCTGATTTACGTGACGGGTTACCAGAAAGTTGGCTATTATGAAAATTACAACTATAGTAGAGCATGAAGATGGGTCGGCAGAATATACTGCAAACCTATCCCCAAATGAATTACAATTTGTTGTTGAGTTTGGATTAAACGTACTATTACAAAAAGGTATATCTGTGGTAGATGTTAGCAAATCAACAATAGTAACTGGATCGGAGGAATTACAATGAGTGTACCAATTATTGGTGAAACACATGTAAATGAACAAGAGATGCAAGCAGCGTTACGTGGAGCATTCTTAGAGGGATTTAAAGAAGGTGTATCAATTAGTCAACGTAGTATGTTTGCTAGTACATTCCTTGAAGATTATTTACATAGAACTCCAGAAAAAAATAGAACAGAAGATGGTCTACGTAAATGTTGGGACTTAGCAGATCAAATGAATTTTGTTAGTAAACCTAAAAAGATAGACCAACATTAATGAAAATACTGTTATTAGATATTGAAACCAGTCCTAATACAGCACATGTGTGGGGACTTTGGCAACAAAACATAGGACTGTCAGCATTATTAGAATCATCTTATGTATTGTGCTGGTCTGCTAAATGGTTAGGTGAAAAAGAAGTTATGTTTGATTCTGTGTATCAGAGTAAACCTCTAACAATGCTTAAAAAGATTCACAAACTATTAGAAGAAGCAGATGCAGTCATACACTATAATGGTACTAAGTTTGACATCCCAACACTGAATAAGGAATTTTTAATTAATGAGTTACCCCCACCAGCTCCATATCGTAATATCGATCTTCTACGGACTGTACGCAATCAGTTTAGGTTTCCTAGTAATAAACTCGATTATGTCGCCCAAAGACTCGGATTAGGTGCAAAAAAAGAAACCAGCTTCCAACTATGGATTGATTGTATGAACAAAGATCCTAAAGCTTGGAAACAAATGGAAGCATATAATAAACAAGATGTAATATTATTAGAAAAGGTATACAATGTTGTCCTCCCTTGGATCAAAAACCACCCCAACAGAAACCTCTATACAACAAGCAAAGAAGTATCCGTGGCCTGCCCTAACTGCTCCTCCACCAGGTTGCATAGCCGAGGAAAAGCACGAACACTCGCACAAGTCTATCAAAGATACCAATGCCAAGACTGTGGCACATGGTCAAGAAGCAATACAACAGAGTCTAGCAAAGTGGCGATCAAAGCCCATGCATGATCCTGTAAACAATCCAAAACATTATACAGGACATCCAAGTGGTATTGAATGTATTCAGATTACAGAACACATGGGATTTAATCTAGGTAATGCTTTAAAGTATATTTGGCGATGTGATTTAAAACAAAATGCAATTGAAGATCTTCACAAAGCTAAATGGTATATTGACAGAGAAATAGAAAAAAGAACAAATGCCCTTAACATTACCTGACCTCTATGAACTGTTAATAAACGTAGATGAAATAACCTTGCTGGAAGTATTAAATATCTCCAGCGAGGATATTGTTGATCGTTTTAAAGATGTAATTGATAACAAAGCTGATGAGCTTGAACAAGAATTTAATGAAGGAATTGATGAATAGTTTTCAAACATACATACATAAATCAAGGTATGCTCGATGGCTTCCTGAACAAGGTAGAAGAGAAACATGGGAAGAAACAGTAACAAGGTACTGTGATTTCTGGAAAAATAAATACCCAGATGTATTCCCATACAAAGAAGTATATGATGCAATATATAACTTAGATGTAATGCCGTCTATGCGTGCTTTAATGACAGCAGGACCTGCATTAGAAAGAGATAATATTGCTGGTTATAATTGTTCTTACATTGCTGTTGATGATGTTAGAGCATTTGATGAAGCTATGTTTATTCTTATGAATGGAACTGGCTTAGGATTTTCTGTAGAAAGACAATATGTTAAACGATTACCGGTTATTGCAAGCGAGTTCAGTCGCACAGAAACAACTATTAGTGTTGCTGACTCAAAGCAAGGATGGGCAACAGCTCTTAGAGAATTATTGGGATTATTATACAGCGGCCTCATCCCTTCTGTTGACTATAGCAGAGTGCGTCCAGCAGGAGCTAGACTTAAAACCTTTGGAGGAAGAGCAAGTGGACCAAAACCCCTCCAAGACTTATTTCAATTCGCTGTTCAACTCTTTCAAAAAGCAGCAGGAAGACAGCTAACTTCTGTTGAGTGTCATGACCTTATCTGTAAAATTGCTCAGATAGTTGTTGTGGGGGGCGTCAGAAGATCTGCTTTGATATCCTTATCAAATCTAACAGATGAGCGTATGCGTAATGCTAAAAATGGTGCTTGGTGGGAAGATGATAAACAAAGAGCACTAGCCAATAACTCCGTATCTTATACAGAGAAACCAGACATTGGCATTTTTATGGATGAATGGAAATCTTTGTATGACAGTAAATCAGGAGAACGTGGAATATTTAACCGAGTATCTGCAAAGAAACAAGCAGAGTCTACAGGACGCAGAGATGCTGATCACGAGTTTGGAACAAATCCTTGTGGAGAAATCATCCTCCGACCAAATGGATTTTGTAATCTTACAGAGGTTATTGTACGACACGATGATAAACTCGAAGATATTCTCAGAAAGATTCGCATTGCTACAATCCTTGGGACTTTTCAAAGTACTCTCACAGACTTTAAATATATCCGAAAGATATGGCAACGAAACGCTGAAGAAGAACGATTACTAGGTGTATCATTAACAGGTATTCTAGACAACACAACATTAGCTAACAAACCAGAATTATGGTTAAAGGACATGAAAGATGAATCAATTAGAACAAATCTGGAATGGAGTCAAAGACTCTCTATTCCTCAATCTGCAGCAATTACAACAGTTAAGCCTAGTGGAACAGTTTCTCAGCTTGTTGATTCTGCCAGTGGTATTCACCCTCGCCACAGTGATTACTACATACGTACTGTTAGGGCGGATATTAAAGATCCTCTCGCAGTTTTTCTTAGAGATAAAGGAGTTGCGTGCGAAATTGATGTAATGAATGACAGTAACTATGTCTTTTCATTTCCACAAAAAGCACCTACTGGTTCTATCCATAGAAAACAATGGACAGCTATTGAACAACTTGAACACTATCTAAAGTTTAAACAATTATGGTGTGAACACAATCCATCTATTACAGTTAATGTACGTGAACATGAGTGGATGGAAGTTGGAGCTTGGGTATATAAAAACTTTGATGACATCGGTGGTGTAAGTTTCTTACCATACAGTGATCATATATATCAACAAGCACCATACCAAGATTGTACTAAAGAAGTTTATGAAAAAGCATTATCAGAGTTTCCTGATATTGACTGGAATGAATTTAATCAATTTGAACAAGATGATGCTACAATTAATATGCATGAATTAGCTTGTGTAAACGGAGCATGTGAAATACTATGACAGCTTACAACGTAGAACTAATTAATGGTATTAGTTTTGGTATTCAATACATTGACAACTATGAAGACGAACAAGGAACTTGGTTTATAGTTATACTTGAACTAGGTTTATTTAGAGTCATGTTATATTGGGAGAAATGAATGTTTAATAAACATGATGGTGGTAAAGGAGACAGACCTATACTACCTAAAGATGCTGAAAAATTCAATAACAATTGGGATCTAATCTTTAAAAAGAAAAAGAAAGATGAAGATTGTAAAGGAATTGAAACAGAAGAATCCTGTAAAAGCAAATAAAAAGAAAGCCCCTTACGGGGCTTTTTTAATTGGTGAGAGGGTTACAAACTCGCCTGCCTATTCGTTGATACCATAACTAGAAACACGGAAAATAGTTATGTTCTTGATACCTCTCTTGCCGTGTTGACTACTTGCTAGCTACGCCATTAATCTTTTCAAAAGTTCTTAAACCACCCATACCTAACATACCCATCATTAATTGCCAAAGATTATCATCAAGTCCTGGCATTGTTGGTACATTATATCCTGCCCACATAGCAGCCCATGTAATAATAGGTCTAAACAAATACTGATATCCTAGTGCTGAGGCACATACCCAACCAATGGCTGGTCTCCATCCACTAACAAATACTGATGTACTTGCAGCTTCTTGTTTATTAATATCAGTTTGTGCAGTCATAGTAGCTAAATCACCAGACTGTTGCATCTTTAATAATTCTAATTTAGCATTAGCGGCTTGTGTTGGATCAGGAAATATACGTTCAATTAACGCTGTTCCTAAGTCTAATGCTGCTGAGATTGGATCTAAACTCATTTTAACTCTCCATAAATAGTTGTGCTTCTTCTTTTCTTCGTGTAGTTAACCCATCAACAACTACACCTCCAGCATGATTCCATAATTTAAATTGATCTACTGCCTCTGTAAACTTTTTTTGATTAACTAATTTAAGTAATGTTGACGATTGTAATGCTGCAACCCCTAAATTATATGTAAAACAAACTAAAGCATCAAATTGATTCTGTGTAATAGGAACTTTAACACTTGTATTAACACCTAGTTCTGCTGTAGTTAAATCTCTTTGCAATAGTGTTGTAGCTTGTCCCATAGTAATTGGACTGCCAACTACACAACCATCTCCTGGGACCATCAAATGCCCATACCCTACTGTCCATTTACCTACAACATCCTTGTACGGCATAGATCTAAAACCTTCCCATTTTTTAATGAGAGCAATACCCTTATCACCTGTCTTCATCATTATGTTGCCTGTGTCTGTGCTGTTAATATACCATTAACAAAAGTCATACTTCCGTTAGTACCACCTGATGTTAATTTAGCTGTTGTTATTGTAGCAGTAATACCTACGTTCTGTGCAGCCATCGTACCTAATGTAGGCTTACCAGTTAAATCTGAGTAAGCACCTGTAGTTGCTACTGTAGCCAGTGTTGGTTTACCTATAAGATCAGAGTACTGTCCTGTATTACCAACAACAGATATACCTAAGTTAGCTCTAGCACCACTTGCTGTACTTGCTCCAGTACCTCCTTGAACAATACTCCAAGCACTACCACCAATTTGTACTACAGATATATAGTTTCCTAAATTTCTTAACCAATCTCTCCACTGAAAGTTTTCAGATATAGGACTTTGAGGGATTGGGGGGAGTAGGTTACTCATAGTATAAATCCAAACAATAACCCATATTATGTAGCTCTGGCAATTGTTTCTCAAGCCTACAACCAATGTCAGTTCTGTACATTATAGAATTAGGTATCTCTATCTTTTTATCTATAGTCTTATATGCTTTTTCAGAAGCTTCACAAACAGTATCTCCAACTCCAGATACAGTGCATATGTAATCTCCTGCTGTTACATACATAGGTACGTTAAGTTTTACCTCTCCGTCTTCCATACAAGGTGCTTTACCCATCTGTACTTCAGAAAAATGTATGTCTTTAACAGCATCTTCTTCTGTTATACCCCATAATGGATATCCACAGTTATCTTTTTTGGTTACATTACCATATGGATAATCAGGAATAGTAACAACAACACCGCATGCTACTTCACTTTTAACTTTAAGAGTATCTTTTCCATTAATGAGATCAAGCATCCACTCTGCTGGGTCTCCTTTGTGCAACGATTGTTGTATTTGAAACAACGGCCAACCCGGACGCATAGTAAACTCAAGAGGCCAAGGAGTACCATCTTTACCAATAATACAGTTAACATCAATGTATCCTGTGTAATTAAGTCCATGTAAGTAATCTTCCAAAGGTTTAAGAACACAATCAGCTAGCTGTGATTCTTCTGTATATCGTAAAACAGTTCCCTGTTCTCCTGTTGCAACTCCTAAATCATCATTCATGAATTTTTTAAACTCCCAGTTCTCACACCAGTGTTTACTAAATCCACAATCACCAAACCAACCACCAACAGCCATCTCAATTCCAGGATGAAAGTCTTGAAGAATAAATTCACCTTTATATGCGTTACACTTCTTCCAATACTGAAGCATGTAAACCATGTCTGCGGCTGATTTAGAGACGTATGACAAGGCTTTTGCACCATCGCCAATAGGTTTAGATACGTAACGTTTTGGATTGTCTATAACGTGTTTTATGGCTTCATCATATTTACTAAATCTAGTACTAGGAATTGTTTTAATCCCAGCTTTTTCCATGACATCAGCACCATGTACACGATCTTGTTCCCAACGAGTAGTGTCAACAGATGGTCCAAAAATTGGATAGCCTTTATCTCTCCAACGTTCTAGTCCATGTATATAAAATACATTGTCTGTACAGAACACAAGGTCTGCCCAGTTCATATATTTTTCCCATTCAGACACACGATCAATAATACCGTCACCAGATTCATTACGAGATCCGTCTTTATGATGTCTAATAAATGTTTTAACTTGGTGTCCAGCAACTTTGCATCGTAATGCAAAATCTAAACATCCATTACCACCCGCATCAATGATTAATATTTTCATTCTTCTTCTTCGTCCGAATCTAGGAAATCGTCTGCATGTTTTTTTACTTTAATACCCAACGCATGTTCTACGTTTTTAATTGCTTTATCTAAAGATGGTTTTAATGGTTCTGCATTTTTAGGACCACGAATAGGTAATCCAATAAAACCTGACAAAGCTTGTTGCCAACCATTAGATAATCCACTAACAGAGAATGGAACAGCACCTTTAGCAACTGCTAATGATCTACCTTCTAAAGATTGATCTTTTAATTTAGGAGCAGTTGGACTAGCATACTCAACACCACCTAACATCATGACAATGCTTCTAGGAATAAATCCAAGTTTGTATGCTAATGTTTTATCAAAATCACCTATCCAATCAAAAGGTTCATTTGGGTGTTTAGCAAAAGCTAATGTCTGTCCGTTACCTAAATCAATAGTTGTCTTGTCTTTATTATCCCAAATAGGATGTCCAGAAGTAGCCATATTAATTGCATTAAACAATGTTAAATAATACAAAGCATAACGCATTTGATATCTTCTAGCATAGTCTTCTTTTGTTAAAGGTTTCTGTAATCCAGATAAACCTTTAGCAATATCCCATTCAGTTGGTTTTAATAAGTTCTTAGGAATAGCTTCTGTAAATGCACGTATAGTAGATAGAGTCCAATCAGGAGCAAACAAAACAGTTTGTAATACTCTACGACCTTCAGGACTAAACATTGCCATTTTCATAGACTCTGCAAATTTATTGTTTGAGTCCCTAGCAATACCGTACCAATCTAATCCACCAAAAATATTGTTTACAGCTGATGCAATCTCTTTCCGTAACTCCGCCTCTGGTTTATTTGGATGATCTATCTTAGCTTTTTCAAGATATTTTTCAGCAGTAAATAGTTTTAATCCATCATGAAGAACAGTCCATGTTGCATAGTCTAATTTTTCTTGAAACCAACCAACAGGTTTAGTTGCCTTTTGTGCTAAATCGCCTTCAAATCCTGTATATTTTTGTACTAATCTATCAGCAACTTCAGCTATTTGTGTTATAGCTCCTCTACCAACGTCTTCAGACATACCTAAACCAAGACCAGCATCACGTAACCAACTGTCTACAGAATCTCCTAATCCACCTTCATGTAGCTCTTTAAGAACACCGTTACGAATTTCACGAATTAATTCGTAAACATTACCATAATAAATATCCTTAGGTACATTAGCAAATAAATTGGCCATAGTAAGAGAAGTTCCATGGAAAAAAGATAATCCAATAAGAAGCCTTTTAATTGCTGCTGTTAAAGTACCAGCAGCTTTAATAAACATACCAGGTTCTCTAGCATCAATTACAAATTTTAATGCTGGTGCAATCTCTGGATGAACAGCATATCCAGAAAACTGACCTTGTTCAAACATGACATAATTAGATGGTACATATTTATTTTTATTTTTATCAATAAAAATACCAGCACCTTCAAAAGAAGTGTCTTTTAATTTGTCAATTAATTTTTTATTTTCTGAAGCTTTGTACATAGATATACCGTACTCTTTAAATACTTCAGCAAGATCAGTGGTCTTTAATTTTAATCCAGCTTTATCTATAGCCTGTAAAAAATCATCAAATGTTCCACCAGCTCTAGATTTACCAAAACGGGATGTAGTTGGGGCGTCTTTTGCTCGAGCCTCTAATCCCTTTAAAATATCAGGCAATACTTTAGGATCAACACCATTTAAATCTATAATACGAGTAGCATAGTCATCAAGTAGCCCTTTAATTAGACCTTCGTCTTTAAACCGATTGCCTAATTTATCCATTTCATCAATATATATTTTTGCTAACTCTTTAGATTTGTCTGCAAGTTGATCTACAGTTCCTCTGTTTATAGCTTCCCAAATTTTAGATCTTTCAGCTTCATCCGGAACTATTTCTTTCATTTTGTTCATTAAATTAAGAACAAGTCTTTTGTCAGCAATAGATGCTCTAGTATTAACGCCAATAGCGTCTTTAACATCCTCTGACCAAGCAGTAGTCCAATCTCTTTGTTTAATTGGATCTACTTTAACAGTAGGAGGCATCATGTCAAGAGTAATCATCTCTTTCTGCAATGCGTCTGTTTCTTTTTCACGACCAGGCATTTCAGATTCTTCAGCAGCTTTTTCTTCTGCTTTAACTTCTTGAACTTCTTTATTTACTTCCTCAACAGTTTTTTCTTTGACAGGTTCTTCTGGTTTAGTTTTAACTTCAGCTTTAGCTTGTTTCTCTTTAGACTTAGTATACTCTTGATAAGCAGCAGACTGACGATCAAACTCTTCACGATAAGCTTTAACTTCTGTTTCAGTAACATTAGACATTTTGTCTACAAACTTATCATTAAGTTTTTTAGTTACAGGATGTATAGCATCACCAAGTTTGATCATACCTATATCAAACATAGCCATTGTCTGTGCTTTAGCTACTCCAGTTTGTTTCTCTATTTGGTCAGCAACATACTCCATGCTTTTACCAACAGCTTGCATAGTAAGATTTAAACCAGAAGATTCAAGAGTTTCTTTATCAAAACCAGACATCTCAGCTATTTTAGTTGGTGCTTTAGCAAGTATATCAAACCCTAAATCTTTAGATAGTTTTTGACCTGCTGCAACACCAACAGCAACCTTAGCTTCATTTGTTGATTTTTTAATTACTCCTACTTTTTCAGCAGCAGATAATGCTCCCGGTACAAGTAATGTAGATATATCTTCTACAGCCATCTTAGGCAATCCAGTCACCATTTCAGCAAGACTAGTAAACTCAGAGATAATAGCAGAGCCTGGATGTTTAACTATACGATCTAATCCGTAGCCCAACTTATTAGATTTGGGTTCATCTTCATCATCCAAAAAAGATTCCGCAGAATTTTTATCCAAAAAAGAATCTGCGGATTTTTTTACTTTAGCAGAGGGAGTGCTTTTTGATTCTAAAAAATCACCAGCTGATTTTGTTTTAGTAGACTTTTCATCTTTAACAGTAGTAGGTTGTTTATCATTTAAAAAGTCTTCTGCATTCATTAATCGTACCCGTGTTCTTTAAGTGCTTTTACAGCTTCTTCTTTAGTAATTTTACCGCTTTTGTAAGCAGACTTAATTTCGCCAGCATCTTTATAATCTTTTTTTGCTGTTGTTTCTTTAGGCTTAAGTTTTAATTTAGATTTTAAATGACTAACAGTTTCTTTATGTAATTTTTCAGCTTCTTGTAATTGCTTTTGTTTAATTTCGGGAGACTGTTTAGAAGTATTAATTAATCGTTTTTCTCTTTGAAAATCTTTATTCTCTTTATCAATAGAAGATTCAATCTTTTCATCGTGAGCTTCTGCTTTTTCTTGTTCTTTAGCGGATTTTTCAGATTCTTTCTTAGCATCTTTAGCAGCCTTAGCAACAGCACCAGCAGCAGCTTTTTCTGATTTATCTTTGGCTTCTTGTTTAGCTTTTTCACGTTTAAATTCTAAGTCTTTTTCTTTATTGCTAACAACATTTTCTTCGTGTATAGTTTTTATTTGAGCAGTATTACGTTCTTTAGCAGTTAACAAAGCATCACTGTGTTGTTTTTTCCACTCTTTAAACTTCTCTGGATCATTACCCAAAGCACTTATTTGTTTTACCATTGCTAATCTTTGTTGCATAGGTAGTGGATTGTCTTCACGCATAACTTCTTTTAATGCATCTTGTGGACTATCCATCATTTGTAATGTCTGTTCTGCTTTTTCAATCTTATCATTTTGAATCTTTAATTCATTTAATTGATTATTAATATTTGCAGTTTTATGTGTTTGTGCATCTTTATTAAACTTCTCAAAAGATTTAAGATCACCACGTTTAGCTGCCATTTGTGCAGCAAGAGTATCAACTCTAAATGGATCTACAGGCTTACCAGTCTTCTCAGATTCTTCTGTAGCTTCTTTATAAGCTGTTTGTAGATCTTGTTTTGATCCAAGAATA